ATAAAGATAACTGAATACCTTGACAGCGTGGAAGAACGTCTGTTAAAATTAGAGAAGGACTCACACAAAGCACCCCGAACGAATCATGGGGAAAGACTTACTAAACTAGAAGAGAAAATCAATGGGATTTCCAGCACAAGTCTATAATGGAGGAGTCGAGTCAGGTGGTGGATGCCCCTGTGTAACTCCTCCAACTTCTATTAACACTGCAGCACAAACTACTGTGAGGGTTAATGGATTGACTCCTGTATTGCAAGGACATAGTATGTCTCCAGCAGCAGGTAAGACATGTAGTAGTGATCCGAGTCCATGCACGTCTCCCCGAACAGTTATTGCATCTGGTATGAAAGTTCGTATCAATGGACTTGCTGTTGCGAAGATGGGAGATAAGTTAAATGTTGCTACTGGTATATCACTTACTGGTGCAACTGTATCTGCTAACGTAAACTTTACATAATATGTTATTTCTATCGAAACCCTCTGTCTATACTTTACCTGGTACTTGGGAAAAGCAAGACGATTTATTAATACCTCATTTACACCTTTCACCTGAACAAGGTTTCATTCTCTTTATCGGTCTGTTCACTTTGTCTTTGGTTGGTTATGGGATTTATCTCACACTTGGATCTGGTAAGAAGAATCTTCGTGATCCGATTGATGAACATGCTAAGATGCATGAGTTAGGTATTGCTCATGGTCATGGTGGTAGTAAGGACGCTTATGAGATGAGTGGTAAGCTTGACCATAAGCACAATTCGTAGTATACTATTGAAGTAGTTTGCTATTAAGCAATGGCGAGGAATAAGAGTTTAAGTAGCGGTGATACGATAGAGGCAATTCCTAAGAAGACCAGACAGGGAACTGGGAAACATACTAAATACAGTGCAAGCTCTCGTAATGGAGCTAAGAAACGCTACCGAGGACAGGGGAGAAACTAATGCCTAATACTTTTGGATACGAAGTGGGGAAACCCAGAAACCTTCAGTATCGTTCCGATTGGGATGATGATAAGGATGGTAACATCGATACCGATGAGAGGGAGAAGTATAATCCCGAAGAGTCGGAATAAAAAAATCGCCGAAGACTCCGAATGGAAGACACCAAAAATAACGAAAAAAAATTCATTTCTGAATGTGACTCTGACTGGTATCTAAGTAAATCCAAAAAGAGGGACGTGAGTAAGGTCAAAGACGATCTTATTGACTGGGATGAAGCTATAGATTATACTCACTGCTAATGACTAAAAAAAGTGACGTGATATCATCACCGATGACTCACATTTTCGCAATCGACAACTTTTTAACTGAAGCTGAGGCAGACGCTGTTTATAATCAGGTACTTGTAAAAGAACCAGATTGGATGGCGTTAGGTGAACATGATTATGGTGGTGTAAAGGGTGATAAGCTTACTGGTCGCTTTAAATACTACAATGGACTTGATGACGAACTCATCGGGTCTATTTTAAAGCCTAAGTTTTTAACGATGTATGGTCGCCAGCGTTGGGTTCAATGCTGGTTTAATACGTTTAGGGAAGGTGACTGTATAACAAAGCATATACACAATGATCCTTCTAAACCCCATCATGCTCGACCAAGGACGTTCACATGTGCGAATCTCTTCTTAGGAGGAGATGAAGCAACAGGTACAATCTATGATGGTGTGAACTATCCAAATAAGAAAGGTCGTCTTTTGATCTTTGGAGATACCATACCCCATTGGTCGGAACCTTATACTGGTAAGGACGTTCGTATTACTATGGCATGTGATATACATGACCATCGTTTAAATGGCATGATGAGAAAGTTGAACTGATGTTTGAATTTCAAACGAATGTAAAGGAGACTGAATATGGTATCATTATTGATGATTTCTATCGGTCTCCTGAGAAGGTAAGAGAATTACTGTTAACACTAGATCCAACACCACATAAGCATGACGCAACACCTTCATATAATGGTAGGTACTTTAAAGACATGCGTCATACCCTTCATTCTCATCATGTTACACCGATCTATAAGTTTTTAAGTCAATGGTCTCGTCAACCACCTTTAGGTAAAGACGGTGAGAGAAGAATCTCCACTAATGTGTTTCGTATGAAGAGATCATCATTTCATACACCTGATACCCATTACTGGTGGCCTCATTTTGATCAAGGATATACTGCTATACTATATTTGAATGAAGAAGACGATACTGGGACTAATTTGTATCGTACAAACAAAAAGGAAGAAGAAGCAAAGTTTGCAACTGAAGAACACTATGAACCTTGGAGACCAAAGAGTGAGTATGAGTTAATACATACCTTTGAACCTAAGTTCAACCGTTTGATTATGTTCAATGCTAGAAAGCATTGTCACGGTATGAATCTATGCTCTGATCTGTTTTCCACAGGTCTACCAAGAATGAACCAAGTATTTTTTTATGATGGACGTAATCAAAATCCCTAATTTTATCACTGAAGGCGAATGTGATATCATTATTGAAGAAATACTAGCAATGGCTGGTCAGCGTAAGGATTGGTATGGAGTTGGATTGGGTTATCAGGAGAATCCACTCGAATTACCTCGTGTTAAGGAAGTATTGTGGGAGAAATTACAATTATTGTTTGGTAGAAGGTCTTATGTGAACTGTTGGGCTAATATCCTATCAAATGGTATGGAAGTAGAACCACATAAGCATAGAGATATGGATGATAGACGGTCTAGAGGGGAAAAATATCCGTATCGTTGTACCAATCTGTTTTTAGGTGGTGATGTTACCACAGGTACAATATACGAAGGTGAAAAACATTATAATAAAAGAGGAGAGCTAGTAATATTCAGCTCTGAATTGACTCATAGTGTACCAAAACACGCATCAGGTGATAAAAGATACTCTCTGATTATGGACTTTATGAGTACGAGAGTTGATGACGACTGGCTAAAACTTAATTAACTCGCTAAATAAAGTGATACTCAAATCACTTTAAATGCCTTCGGTAACGAAATTTAAAGATCTATCAATATCTTTTACAAGAAATAAGATCACAAATGATCTTCTTGTGAAGAAAGAAGATGCTGCAGTGAAACAGGCAGTAGTGAATATATTGATGACGAATAAAGGAGAACGGTTGTTTGATCCAGACTACGGATCAGATGTGCCGACTTATTTGTTTGACCAGTTAGACTATGGTACTGCTGCGAATATATCAGACGCTATTAGAGAGTGTTTATCGAAATATGAGCCTAGGATTGGTATTATTTCACTAGGTGTAGAACCAGATTTTGATCAGAATGGATTTGAGGTACAACTTGCATTCAAAGTAATTGGTAGAGATGATCTTGCCCCCTTTGATGTCGAATTCTTTCTAAGTCGTACACGATAATGCCCTATACTCAATTAGCAAACTTAGAATTTGCAGATATAAAGACTGCTCTCAAGGATTATATGAGAGCACAGTCAGATTTTACTGACTATGACTTTGAAGGGTCTGCTCTGAGTCAGGTACTTGATGTATTAGCATACAATACTTATTATACTGCATTCAACACCAATATGGTAGTGAATGAGTTATTTCTTGATTCTGCAACTCTTAGGGATAATGTAGTAGCATTAGCAAAGCAAATTGGTTATAGACCTAGATCTACTACTGCCCCTACTGCTACTATTAAATTAATTGCGACATATAGTGGCGGTGGTACTGCACCTGATACATTTGTACTAAAAAAAGGTACAGGTTTTGTTACAAATTTTGATGATGTTCTATATCAGTACGTTACTGTTGATGATCAAGAGACACCAGTAGTAAATGGTGTCGCTACATGGGATAATTTAGAGGTAAAAGAGGGTACTTTACTCACTCAAGCTTATTCAATCAACACTACACTTAAAAATCAGCGATTTGTTATCAATAATACTGGTGTTGATACCTCATCTATAATTGTTAAGGTTTATGAACAACAAGGTAGCACCAGTTTCACTACTTTTAATGCAGCAGATAACATTCTTAACCTTGACGGAACCTCAAAAGTATATTTTGTGGAAGAAATCGAAGATGAGAACTATGAACTCTTCTTTGGTGACGGAATCTTCGGTAAAAAGTTAGATAACGGTAATTATGTTGAAATAAGTTATCTTGTTACTAAAGGTCCAGCAAGTAATCAATCATCATCATTTAGTTTCTCTGGTATCATAACTGAGAAAGGTCAGACAGCTTCAATACCTTTTACTACCACTCTAACTACCGTGAGTGCCTCTGCAGGGGGTGCTACATCAGAATCTATGTCTTCTATCAAGAAGTCTGCTCCAAGGGCATATGC